CATACTATGTTGGTAGTAGCAAGAATTCCCAGTTAAAGGACAAAACAATACACAAAGCAATCAATCATGGCATCAAGGGAGATTAAAGATTGTACATTAGAACTTCAGAGAGCATGGTCTTTGGCATCTGCTGAATTCATATCCAAGTATCCAGAACTTCCTATTCCTTTCATTACATGCACATATAGGACAGAACAGGAGCAACTTGAACTCTATGCTCAAGGAAGGACAAAGAAGGGAAAGATAGTCACCTATATCGCATCTGGAGGAAAGCACAACATCCTTCCAGCACAAGCATTCGATATCGCATTCAAGAAAGATGGAAAGTTGGATTGGTCTGCTCACCTATTCAAGAAGTTTGCAGATATAGTGAAGAGGATATCTGATGATGTAGAATGGGGAGGAGACTGGAAGAGATTCAAGGATATGCCACACTTCCAAGTATGATGATTCCAATTGACAAAGTCTATCATCTGATTGCTGGATTCCTTGTCTATCTGGTATGCTCTTGGTTCTATATGCCAACAGGAGCATTCATTGTCTGTTTCATTGTTGCAATGGGGAAAGAATTCTATGATATCTATCTCAACAAGAGAATCAGCATGAGTGATATTCTATTCACCATGATTGGTTGTGTCATCTGCTTCTTGATTCAATTGATATAAAAAAAAGAGCATCACTCTGGATGCTCTCTCTTTGATTCTGGTGATGATTACTTCACCAAGTATCTGTAGTGTGGTGATACCAGTTCAGACTCTTCTGCTGCCCAGATTGTCCATGCTTTCACAGACTTCACACCATCACTCATCTTCATCTCCAAATTCATACCTACATATCCAGATACCAGTTTGAAGTTGGTCATGTCCATTCCCTTCTGAGTGATTCTCATTGCCAACTTTGAGAGTGATGATTTGTAGTGTGCTTCAGCATTGTTCAACTGGTCAACTACATACTTGTCTACTCCACCAGATACAATCTTGTTCATGGTCTCAACTTTCTTGACAAGTGAGTAGTATGCTTTCTGCAAGTTCCATGTTGGAAGTTTAGCAGCAAGAGCATCATTGTATGCAGCATATGCTGCTTTCTTCTGGTCAATCACAGAAGGAAGATTGTTCTGAACATGATTGAATGATTGCTTTGCCCATGATTCAGTTCTATCCAATAGTTGAAGTTTCAACTCATGAGTCTCTTTCATGAGAAGACCAAGAATACCAGAATCAGAAGACTGAACTTCACCAATGATTGCTGGATGATTGAAATCTGCTGCAACAATCTCATTGGCAGTCTTAGTTGCAAGAGAGCGCAAAGAGTAGGACAACCAGTTTCTATCTTCAATGCTGATAGATACTTTGTTGTCATCCTTGAGAGTTACACTACCATAGGCAGTTGATGACTTAGTTCCACATGGTGAGTAGATTGTTGCTTTGAAAGATGCTTTTTTCATTGTGTGTGTTTTTTAATTATTCGCCAAAGATATAGACATGGATAGACACAATCCTACTATTTCTTGAATTATTTTTTTTGTCTATGATTTTCAGCAAGTTAGGATATCCAATGTCTAATGTTAATAACTTTGATTTGGAATGATAGACATTTGTAGTACATTTGCTACTCCAATAACGGAACACACTTAAAAAAACACACACATGAAAAAAGCAATTTACATTCTGGACATCGCACAAGCACAAGTAGGTGATGTAGTATCTTACAAAGGAGTGACTCAGACTATTGTTGAGTTGCACTATCATCCATACTACAAGAATCTGGAGACCATCACTACAGACAAGAATCACATCAAGTCTTGGTCAACTATCCACACTTCAGACAAGTCCAAGTCAACTTGGGCGAAAGAAGAAGGATACTATCAAGAGTGCTTGAAGTCTGGTAATGTTGTCCACATCTAAATCAACTGGGGAGGAGTCTGACTCCTCCCCTATTTTTCATTCTCAAATCATACACACATGGCATATATTAAGAATCAGAATAAATTTCACACAACAATCAATGGTAAGCGAACATTGTGTGGATTGTCCAATCAGTATAAAGATGCAATTTCTATGGAGCAATTTCAATCATACATTCAAGATACACAATGGACTAAGTTGTGTTGCGAAAAGTGTAATCAATCAACCAAGTAAACAATCAAAACCAGAATCATATGTACAATGTACTAATTGAACCAATGCAGAAGCACATCAATGATGGTGCTGCTCAAATCATCTGTCTTCCCACATATGGGAAAGCACTATCTCTGTTCAAGGAGATATGTGACTCCAAAGGACTGGAGTATGATACCTATGACCAAGAAGACTATCCATGTGAATGGATTGCTGGTGGAGTAGGACATGACTATCGTGTATCACTAATACCAGACCATCATGTTTGAAGCAAGAACCAATCCTCCAGATGACAAACCTTTGTGCATCTATTGTGATGCTGATGAAATCAGAGAAGAAGCAATTCAGAAAGCAAGAGATAGAGCAAAGGAGTACAACATAGAGAATCCAGCATCACAGGAAGATGAGAAGACAGAGGATGACTTCTTGGATGAATGTCTGGAAGAACTCAATGATGAGTATGGTGAATGCAAGTCATGCTACTTGGAAGACCATGCTGATGATTGGGATGATGATTTTTGAATTTATTTTTGTCTAACTAATACACACTTTTTTATGGTATCAAATTCATATCTACAGGAGAGGAGAGCAGATGCTCTCAAATTGAAATCACTATTGGATGCTGGTGCAAAGCACAACTATGATGAGATTGATTTGTCAGTCATCAGAAGAGCATCAGAATCACCGAATGGTTTTGCAGTTGTCTATCAGAATTGCATGGTAGTCTGCAAGAAACCAAACACATCTGGTCTCATGGTACATCACTATTCTATCTTTGACTTATGAAGTACACACAGAGAATCATCAACAACACCATCAATCAGATGTCAAAGCAATTTGATTTGTCTGATGAGGATGTTGTCTACTACACAAAGCAATTGGAATTGCTTGTAGATGCAGTCACATATGACTTTAAACAAATTATTCAATCAATCGAAATCCAAAAATCAAACACACATGAAAATTCAAATCAAGGTGAATCAACCAGCAATTGAGCAAACAATTGAAGTATCTCTTCCATGCTATCGCAAAAGAGGAACATGGTTCTTTGCAGTTCTATCTGAGAAGGAAGCAATCCAAGTATTCAAATCTGACTATGATTCTGTTGGTTCGTATATCACAACAGGAGAGAGAATAGTATCTGAAGCATTCCAACATGATACTGAGTTATGCACATACCATGAATTCATGGATGCATTGAATCAAAGTATTGCACAAATCACCAGCATCAGCAGAGAACTCAAGACATCAGACATGAAGGAGGAATCACTATGAACTATCCACTATCACCAGAGCATATGGATGCTCTTCAGAAATTTCAAGGAAGACTCAATAGTGAACCATCACAGGAAGGAATAGAACTGACTCCAGATAGAAAAGCATCCACACTTGTCATCAGTCACATTGAGATGACTTTGGATGAACTATTCTTTGGTCAATGGACTACTGAGAACTTTCAATGGTCTTCTATTGCAAATGAAGTCCAAGCATCACTTGAATTGGTAGTCACTCATCCAGTATCTGGAGAGAAGATTCGGAGGATTGGAACTGCATCAGTTGTCATCATGGTAGACAAAGTACCAGATGAAATCAAGGATGACCCAATCTTGAGGAATAGATGGGCATTGTCTGCTGACAACAAGAAACCGAATGCTCTTGACATGGCATTCCCTAAACTGAAAGCAGAATGTTTGAAGAATGCTTCTCAATCTCTTGGGAAAGTTTTTGGTAGAGACTTGAATAGAAAAATCAAGGATGTCTATAGACCATTCAAAATCACTCCTCAGTCTACTGGAGTATCTGCTCTACCAGAATCAACCATGACCAAGATGATAGAAGGAATCAAATCTGGAGCAGATGAATTTGAGATTAGAAATGCAATGGAATTGATGAAGGATGTGATGAGTGATGAACAAAAAACTAAGTTGAACCAACTAATCAAAGAACAACATGGAGAATAAGTATGTGCATGACTTGCTGATTCAATCAGCACAACAATCCCTTGCATGGGATAGAATCAGAATGGGCAAATTCACAGGTAGTGGAATCTCTGCTCTGATGACAGAACCAAGAACCAAAGCAGACAAGGAATCTGGAGCATTCTCCCAGACTGCATTGAAGTACATCCATGAGAAGATGATGGAGGAAGTGACTGGACAAGTCTGCTATGAAGCAACAGGAAGAGCAATTGATTGGGGAAATGAATGGGAGGAGACTGCATTGAAGGAACTTGCAAAGCACATTGGAAGTACACCAGAACAGACTCAGTTGAAACCAGCATTCAAGATGTTCAATGACTATAGTGGATGCTCTCCAGATGCTTTCATGTACCATTCACTCTTTGACATGGAACTTGGTGTGGAGATTAAATGTCCATTCAATTCTATCAATCACTTCTATCATTGTGAAGTGACTGGATGGGAGACATTGAAGGAAATCAATTCAGACTACTATTGGCAAGTCCAGATGAATATGCTCACATTCGGGAAGACTGCTTGGATATTCGCTTCATTTGACCCAAGACAACCAGACAATAGAATCCTTCACCATGCATTGATTCACTTCAATCCAGAAGATGCTCAGTTGCTATGTGAGAAGATGGAGAGAGCATATGAATACAAGAAGCAATTGTTGAACAACTGGAAAAACAATTCCCCACTATGAGAGATTCAACCATTGTCTATCGCTCTTTCTATGAAGCAATCTGTGAATTGCCTAAGGAAGTACAAGCAGATGTCTATACTGCTCTCTTTGAGTATGCTCTGAACTACAATGAGATTGAATTGACTGGACTTGCAAAGACCATCTTCACTCTCATTAAGCCACAACTGGATGCTAATTTGAAAAGGTACATGAATGGTACTACACCAAAGAAGCAAACAGGAAGCAAAGCACAAGCAAAGGACAAGCAAACTGCAACCAAAACCGATGCTAATGAAAATGAAAATGAAAATGTAAATGAGAATGAGAATGGTGTTGGCATCATCAATGAAGTTGATGCAGTTGAAATTGTCAAAGACAAATTGAAACCAAGACCAAAGAAGAGACCATCACCATCACCATTTGTTCCTCCTTCTCTGGAAGAATGGAAGGACTACTTCAGACAATATGGAATGAAGGAAGATGTTGCAGTCCGCTCATTTGAATCATACAAAGTTGCAGATTGGCATGACTCAAAAGGACAAAGGATTCTGAACTGGAAGCAGAAAGTCCAACAAGTCTGGTTCAAGGATGAGAACAAGTCATCTGAAGTGAAGTCCAATAGATATGTCTTACCATTGCAATACAGACCAACAGGAGGACTATCATGATACAGAGGATACAATCACATGACTCGGACATAGAAGTTGCGATATTGGGCAGTATATTGCTTTCTGAGAAGATTCTTCCAGAAGTGATTGAACTACTTGCTCCAGAAAAGTTCTACGAACCAAAGCACAGAGACATCTATTCTGCAATTCTATCACTCTACAAATCATCCACACCAATTGACTTGCTGACTATCACCAAGCAGTTGAGGAGTGAAGGGAAACTGGAAGACATTGGAGGAGGATTGTACATTGCAAAGTTGACTGATAGAGTCGCATCTACTGCAAACATGACTACATGGTGTTTGCAATTGAGTGAAATGTACATGAAGAGAAGATTCAATGAGATTGCATCCAGAGTCTATGAGAAGACTTTTGATGAAACCATTGATGTCTTTGATGTCTATGATGAATTCATGACTCAGATGAATGAAGTCTTCCAGCAAAATCTGAAGAGTGAAGTGATTCACATTTCTGGTGTGGTGACTGAAGCATCCAAGTCAATTGCTCACAGGATGAACTCCAATCAAGTAGTCTCTGGATATTCTACAAGTGTACGTTCTGTAGACATGATGCTTGGTGGACATCAGAAGTCAGACTTGATGTACATGGCTGGAAGACCAGCAATGGGAAAGACTGCAATGGCATTGACTGAAGTTCTTGAATTGGGAAAGTCTGGTGTACCAGTTGCATTCTTCTCACTTGAGATGAGTAGTGTTCAACTTGCATACAGACTTGCATCAATGGTCTCTGGTGTATCTGCTGAGAAACTGATGAAGTACAAGTTGGACAAAGAGTCTGCAACAAAATACTATCAAGCAGTTGATGTGTTGAACAAGTTGCCTATCTACATTGATGATACTGCTGGTCTATCTGTGATGGATTTGAAAGCAAAGGTGAAGAGAATGCAACAGAAGCATGGGATAGAGATTGTCTATGTTGACTATGTGCAATTGATGTCACTTGGTGGAAAGAAGAATGGTCTATCCAGAGAGCAAGAACTTTCTGCTATATCAAGGAATCTGAAGTTGATTGCAAAGGAGTCCAACATTCCAATGGTAGTTCTATCACAACTATCCAGAGGAGTAGAATCAAGACAGGACAAGAGACCAATACTTGCTGACTTGAGAGAGTCTGGTTCTCTTGAACAAGATGCTGATGTAGTGACTTTCCTGTTCAGACCAGAATACTATGGTATCATGGAAGCAGAAGGAGGACAGACAACCAATGGATTGGGAGAGTACATCATTGCCAAACAAAGAAATGGTGGAACTGGTATCTGTCCAATGAGATTCCATCACAACATCATGAAGTATACAGACATGAATGTCTATCCACATGGACAACAAACACAAGATGAATTCTGATGAAGACTTGCAAAATATGTAGAACCAAATTCACTCCTGTCTATTCAAGTCTACAACCAACTTGTACCAATCCCAAATGTGTAGTATCTTGGGCAAAGAAAGTTGAAGAGAAGAAAGGGAAGAGAGAAATGAAAGCAATGAGAGAGAGACAGAAGTCAATCTCTCAATGGAGAAAAGAACTGCAACAAGTCTTCAACAAGTATGTCAGAGAGAGAGACAAAGGAAAGGGATGTATTTCATGTGGAACTAAACTTCAAGGGAAGTATGATGCTGGTCATTTCTATTCTGTTGGTTCATATCCAAATCTCAGATTCCATGAATTGAATTGTCATGGTCAATGTGTCCATTGCAACCAGCACAAGCATGGGAATCTGTTAGAGTATCAGATAGGAATCTTGAAGAGAATTGGAAAGCATCAACTGGAGCAACTACAAGAACTGAGGAATGAACCATTGAGACTATCATTGGAAGAAATCAAAATCAAAATCAATCAATACAAAATCAAAATCAAAGAACTATGTACAAAGTAGAATCAGTAGAATTGCCACAAGCAAAAGGAAAACAAATCAAGTATCCATTCAAGACTCTTGAAGTTGGTCAATCATTCTTGGTTGAATCATCACCACAGGATATCACAAAGACTCAAAGGAAGATGTCTGCAATATCAGTCATGGCTGGGAAGCGACATGGAAAGAAGTTCATCACCAGAAGGACAGATGATGGAGTGAGAATCTTCAGAATAGAAAAGGAGGAGAAGTCATGACTATTGACCAAGCAAAGGACAGAGTCAAGAATGGTATTCAACACTATTACAACAAGGAGCAAGTGATTGAACTGCTTGACAAGTTGACCATCAAACCAACATCAAACACACTAACACTTTTCTGACTATGAAACCAAAAGTGAAGACATGGTTAAACCAGATTGAATCTGGGATGATATCCAGCAACACAACCAGAATCCTCAACTACATCATGAACAATGATGGATGTACTATCTTGCACATGAGAGAAGACTTGCTCTGCTCACATCAGACCATGACTGCAATCATCTCATCATTGATGGATGAAGGACTGGTCAAGATGGATGGAGAGATTGAGCAAGACAATTCTCACTACTCAAAGATGTACTTTGTGAATGACATTGATGAAAGAAAGAGTCTTGTATCAGATAGACATGAAGAAAGATTCAAGAAGTTCATCAATTCCATGCATGACTACTTGGATAGAATAGATGACATCCAAGAACACTTGGATATATTGAGAGCAGAACTTGTATATGAACTAACACATGAAACAAATGACACAACAGGAAGTGAATCAGTACATCAGAATGGTGTTCAAGGAAGTCTATTCTGATACAGGACTCTATAGACTTGCAAACAGGAACAAGAAGGAATTGAAGTTCTTCTTTGGAGTGACTTTCATTGCTTGTCTTGGATTGTCTACTCTTGGAAGTGACTGGTGGATTGCATACTGGTCATTCCTTTTCATTGGTACAATCTTCATCTTGGGGATTGAACACTTCTGGATAGGAACAAGATTGAAGAAGATTCAAAATCGTTTATATCAGAAAGGAATCAAAGCATCACTTCCATATGTTTTGTATGTTTGTGAAGATATTATTCCCAAGTAGTATTCCGAAATGGTAGAAAGAGCATCCAAACGAGGATGCTTTTTTCTTTTGTAACCTATTCAAAATCAGCATCAAAAAAATTATTTTCAGAATTGTTTGGTGGATGTCTATCTCTGTCTATATTTGATGCCATGAAACACACACAAGAATTGAAAGTTGGAAGCAAGTTGTACTGGGTAGATGCACCAGAAGTCCTTGCTGGAATTGTAGTACGATTCACCAACAAAAGAGATGTAGTCATCAACTTCAATGGAGAAGAGCGCAATTTTTCTATCAAGTTAGCAAGTCAATTCATCATCAAGTAATCACACACAAACACACACAGACATGAAAAAGTATTTCGGCAACAAACAGACATGGACAATTGAAGAATTGAAAACCATAGTATCTGCAAATTTGCAATTAGGTTTCTACTGGGAATCTATCATTAGTCCAATTACTGGTGATATTACCATTCACAATTGGAACAATGGAAACAAGGGAAGAATTTCTATCACCTTTATCCAAGAGGGAGAAAATACTTGGGTAAGAAAATAACACTAAAACCAGAGGGATGCGACTCTTTAACGCATATCTTTTTTCATCTCAAACACACACCAATATGTACGAACTTCTCTACTCAAAAATCAAAAGCAAGACTATCAAGATTCCTGTCTTTGCTGGTATGCAGTATGCTCATGGCAAAATCATCAATGCAAAGATGTCTCTTGTTGCTCATGATTACTTCCTTCACACATACCAAGTCCATCACTATACCAATAATCATCAAGACTGGGAACTGATAGGAAGCAAAAGAATCAAAAGAACATTCATCAAGAGGACTCAATAGAGTCCTTTTTTTTTAGATGTATGAATACTTCCCATAGTTGGGATGCAGTTCAAAGTACATCCTCATCATAATCATATCAGCATAATCTGGACTCATACCATGCAATCTCTGAATCTCTTCTTTACTGGTGACAGAGAGTCTTGAATCTGCATCTGGATTCCTCCTTCTAATCATGTCCAGTTCTTTGACTATTGTGTCTCTATGTGCAATTGGGAAGATGACTTTGTTCTGTTCTATCATCTCAGCCAACTTGAAATAGCATTCTGCTTTCATGTTCATGAACTTGTCTGGATGCTTTGCTCTTGCACCATTCTGAAATCCCCTACATCTGAGAAAGTCAGTTGCTCCTCCTCCAACACCATCTTCATCACAGATGATATTGGACAACTTCACTTGATATCTTCTGCTCAATTCTCTGATTGCATCTACCACATCATTGATTCTGTTCTTCCTGTATTCTACCACATCAATCAATTGGAGTCCTCTCCATACACCAATGGTTGTTCTATCTTTTCCAAGACGAGCAATGTCAGCAGTCACATACATTTCACCTGTATGGTCTTCATCTCTGAAGCATCTGAGCAAGTCATCATAGTTGAAGAGATTGTCTATTGATTCATCATAGTCCCAATCACCTTCCAATAGTCTTTTCCTGTCTACTTCTGGAAGTCTGGAAAGAGTCTCATAGTATGTTGGAGGAAGATGATGATTGTCTGTTGCAGTTGCTGGTACAAAAGCATACTGATTTGGTAGAAGACCATTCTTGTATGGTGAATAGAATTCATTGTACAACCATCCTTTTGATGGATTGCAAGTCATCAATCCTTTCGGAGGAAGATTGTATTCTCTCAACTTGAATCTCACACGACTTCTCAAGATGTCTATTGCTTTCTTGGTGACTTGGGAAACTTCATCACAGAACCAGTCTGTGATTTCCAGAGACCCAAGTGAATCGAAGTTGGCATCTGAAGGATAGGCATACAAGTCCTTCAATACAATCTCACTTCCATTGGAGAAGGTGATGACATTGGATTGGGCATTGAATCTGTAGTCCTTCTCTGCTCGGAGTCCATACATCTGACAGACTTCAAAGAAAGTCTTCAGAGTAGTCTTCTTTAGAGTATCCAGTTTGCTCCTTCCAATCAATCCTCTTGTTCCATCATACTTGAGTCTCCTTTGAATTTGCCATGCACAACCAAGAAAAGACTTGCTTCCTCCAGCCCCTCCTCCGAAGAGAACAATCTCACATTCATGGTCTATTGCCAAATGTCTGAGAGCATCCAATTGCTTGGGGAGAAATTCTATCATAGTAGATACTTCTTGTCACCAGTCAAGTCATGAAGTTCAAAGAAGATTTGATTCATTCTTTTGGATGCTTCAACTGATGGTTTGACAAGTCTCTTGCAACATAGCAGATTCAATTCCTTCAGAAGTTGTCTCTCTTTCCTTTTGATTTCTATTTCTGTCATTTGAAAAATTTATAGTATATACGTTTGATTTCAAGAATCCATTCTGGATATTCACTCATTGAGCCATATGCAACAATCCTGTATCCATCAAAGTCCATGTCCTTGTGATACTCCTCAGTCAATGCTATTCTGGTGACTGCATAGACCAGATATGTTTGCAGTTCAAAGTATGTGTTGATGTAGTCAGCAATCATGTCTTCAAAGTCTTCTGCTGACATATGATTGAAGTCTTCTTTGTCATACCAAAGTTCTCCCAGCACAACTTCTTCTTTGGTTGAATTCCTCATGAAGAGAATATCACTCAACTTGTTCAATGCTTCCATCATCAATGCACATTGGTCATTCCCTTCATAGTAGTCTATCATGTCTTGGAAAGTCAATGTCTCCCAAGTCAAGTTTGGTTTGGAGTATGAAGATGGACTGATTCCACATGACTCAAGGATTTCATTGTATGTATAGTATTCTTTCATCTCACATAGTCGGAATGTTCTCCCAAACTTAGCAAAGTCTCTCTATACTTCTGGTGACTAACTTCAAGAACATCACTCATGTATTGGGCAACATTGACTCCTCTTCTATGCTTGAAGATGATTTCTTCAACTGCTTTGTCCAAAGACATTTCTCTCTTCTCAGCATACTTCACCAGTCTATCATGATGAAACTCCATGATGTGAACAGATGCTTCTCTTCCAGTATTCTTTGGTCTTCCTTTCTTTTTCGCTCTTCTCATAGGACTCTGATGTTTTTGATTTGTTCTTTGGTACAAGTGAGACCATACTCACATAGACAATCGGCAATATCATTGAGCATTCTTCTCAATTCAGCATCTGTTGCATACATATTCTCAATCTGGGATACACCATGTATGATGGTAGAATGAGTGAGACATCTTTCAAACATCTTTCCCAATGAAACCAGAGACATCATTCCTTGCTTGACATACTCTTGAACCATGCAATACATGACAAGGTATCTACTGATGACTTTGTCTTTGATTCTACTACTGCTCTTTGGTATGTTGATGATACCAGTCTGTGCTGATACACATTCACAGATGTATTCAAATGACTCCATAGATAGATTGGTGTGTTCATTCATCCTTCTGAATATCCTACTACCATACTTCTTTGCATTAGCATTGAAATGGGGAAGTAGTAGTTCAATTGCTTCCATCTTGTGTTGTTCTGGAATCAATGAGAGAACTGCATAGATAGAGTCTTCTGCTCCTAATTTATCAGAGTGCATATTGGTGTGTGTGTTAGTTGTGAAAGTTTCTTGATATGCTTCAATTGCATTGTATCTGGTTTGTCTATGTATCTATACAAAGACCATCTACTGATTTTCATTTTTCTTGCACAGGATTCTTTTGTTCCAAAGTGTTCAAGGATATGCTCTTCAAGTCTGTTCATACAATTGCAATTGATGTGATGCTGATTGCATCTACATTTGACAAAGATATGTCTCAATTCTGCAACATGGAATCATGCTTGGACATTCAATTGAAACAACATATGAACACTTGGAAGTCCTTTGCAATCGGACTGATGAAAAGCAGAGTGAAAGGAGAAGACTTGCTGAGTGAAGTATTGTTGAAGATTATAGACAACCAAAGAATCAAAGCAACTGAACTTGCTTGTGAGGAGAAGTTGTTCTGGTATGTCAACAAAGCACTATGGAGAGGAGCAAGGAATGAGACATCATCATTCGCAATCAAGTATACCAGATATGCAAGGAATTGGAGTGATACAAGCACCAAGCATGAAGAAGAAAGAGAACCATCATGGAATGGAAGCAGATTAGACAATGAGTATCTGGATGCATACATTCAATTGATGCCACAGATAGATGCAATTGTTTTGAGACTCTATATGCTGGATGACTTTTCATACCAGAAGGTGAGTGATGAAACTGGGATACCAATCAGAGACTTGTATAAGTTAGTAGAAAGAGCAATCAACAAAATCAAAAGAAATGTGGAATCTAAATGTACCAAAGTCAGTCCAAGATGGAAGGATGACAATCTGTAAACAATGCAAGTTCTTCAATCCGAATGGAACAAAACCAACTTGTGGAAGACCAATCATTGGTAATGCTCTCACACCAGAACAAATTGAGGAGATAGAACAGGAGAACCAAGTGACTTTCTATAGAAGGAAGACCAGACTCTGTGGATGCTATCTCAGAGAGAAGACCAAGTATTCATTCACATCATGTCCAATTGGGAAATGGGGAAAGTATAGATTGAGTGATGAACAGACTGAGGAATTGAAAGCATTCATTGCTCAACTTCCAAGCAAGGGAATTTTTCGCTCAGAAAACATTCTACAATTGAAGGACTGGTTCTATAAAATGACAGGAACACAAACAAAGATTCCAAATTGCTCAATATGTTTGATGGACTTGGTCAATGCAATCAAAGCACAACTAAACGAATTGGACAAGTGATATGAGTGCGACAATTATCTACTATATATTCCTCACAGGAGTGACAACATTCATTCTATTGGGGATACTGGATGCAATCATTCAATTGAAAAAACCTAAAAAGGAAGAAGATGCCAATACCAAAGCCAACACCAAACGAGGAGAAGAGTGACTTCATTGCAAGATGCATGAGTGACTCAAAGATGATATCTGAGTATCCAGATGCCAATCAAAGAATTGCCATATGTCAGACATCATTCACAAGCAAAACAGAAGCAAAGTAGAAGCAAAACCGAAGCGAAATCAAAGCAAACAACAAGCAAAGTCATAAAAATGGACAATAATACAGAAAGCAAAAAACAAGCAATGATTGTTGCTCTGCATAAATCACTTGGTATTGTCACCAAAGCATGTGAAGTAGTTGGTATTGCACCAAGCACACACTATGGATGGTTGAAGGATGATGAAGAATACTCCTTTGCAGTTCAAGAAGTACATGACAAAGCAATTGACTTTGCTGAGTCCAAACTATTTGAACTGATTGAAGGAGCAGAGAAGGAAGTTGTGACTGCATCTGGAAAGGTAGTCACCATCAAAGAGTCACCTAACACATCAGCAACCATCTTCTATCTCAAGACCAAAGGAAAGAAGAGAGGATATGTAGAGAGACAGGAAATCACAGGAGAAGAAGGAAGACCAATCATCCAGATTGCTGGGAACATTTAGGAATCCAAGAATCTCTGGTCTTGAACTGGGGAACAAAAAACAAGAAAGTCAATACCAATCAGCATTGCATATGAGTGAGAATAAAGTTGAGAATCCAATGATGGAAGTATCCATACCAAAAGACTACAATGGAATCAAGTTGAAGCAGTTTGTAGACTTCATGACTGCAAAGAGCGACATATCCAAAGCAATGATTGCAACTGGGAAGACCAGAGATGAAGTTGAGTCCATGCAATTCCAGACCATTGATTTCATCAATGAAGCATTCTTTGATGCTTGTCAAGTTGGTAGACCAAAGCATGAGCAGACATTCTCTGTTGCTGGGATGCATCTTGGATTCATACCAGATATCAATAGTCTATCCTTTCGGGAATTTGTAGACTTGGATGCATTCTCCAAAGAGATTTGGCATAAGGATGAAATCAACTACAAGGAATTCCCCAGACTGATGTCTATCCTGTTCAGACCAATTGAAGCGAAAGTTGGGAATTTGTACACTATCAAACCTTATAATACTGATGCCATACCAACCTATCTTGACTACATCAATGAGATGACAATGGACAGAGTGAATGGAGCATTGGTTTTTTTTTCGACTATCGAAAGAGAATTGTTGCTCAATTCTCAAGTCTATTCACTTCAGCAGATGAAGAAGATGATGATGGAGACTTTCGAAATCCAACAGGACTTGATAGATATGGATGGTATCACATCATAGAATCAATTGCAGAGAGAGACATCACAAAGTTTGAAACCATATTAGACAAAGACACAAGAGAGATATTCACTCACCTATCATATCTGAGAGACTATCAAGTTGTCCAAAGACAAGTCATGAAACAATATAATCAATAGACCATGTTCAGTCAAGTATCATACAATGTCATCATAGAAAGATTCAAAGCATATGCTGATGGTCATTATCTCATCAAGAGATTCTCTCATGGTCAGATTGATGTGACAGACATCATGAAGGATGCTGAGTATGCATGGATGCATGTTGTTCCTGTATCAATGAATCCAGCAACTGGTACACGCTCATATTCTTTTGACATCATCTTTGCTGACTTACCAAGAGACAAGGAAGACAAGACAGAGTATCAAAGAGAATCCTTGAGTGATTGTATCCGACTTGCTGAAGACTTACTTGCAGAGATACAGAATGGATATACCATCTTTGGAAGGGATGTTGAATTGGAGCAAGGAGCAACCATCACTCCATTCATGGAAGAATATACTCATGTCTTGACTGGTGTGACTCTATCATTGACCATGACATTCTCATGGGATTGGAATGCTTGTGAGATTCCAGCAGATTGGACTGCTGGTGGAAGTGGTAGTGGAGGAACAGGAGGAGGAGCAGTATCACTTCTACTCAAGACCAATGGTACACCAAATGTTGTTCAGACTATTCTTGACTTGGTAGATGGAACAGGAATAGACATCACAGACTTGGGTGATGGAAGAATCCAGTTCACCAATACAGGAGGAGGAGGAGGAGCAGTCAATTGGGGAGCAATAGTTGGTACACTATCCAATCAGATAGACTTGCAGTCTGCTTTGGATTTGAAAACGGACACATCATCTCTTGCTGATGTTGCTTTCTCTGGAGATTATGCAGACTTGTCTAATACTCCAACCATTCCGACTCTCACAAGTGAATTGACCAATGATAGTGGATTCATAACTGATGCAGATATTCCAGTTCCAAGTCTTCAAGATGTGACTGATGTGGACAATGACACAACCAACAACATAGACTTCATTGGTAGTGCTGGTGTATTCTTTGACAATGGTTCAAGAGTAACCAAAGGAACAACAGATGCTGGATATGGTGGAAGCAAGGGAGTAGCAATGAAGTGTTCATTGGACTATGAGTACAAATGGGAAGGAGGAAGATTGTATGTCATGCAACAAGATGGAAGTACCATTCGTGAAACATCATACAACTTCACATCAACACCAACAAACAATGATGATTCTTCCAAAGGATATGTCATAGGTAGTAGATGGATTCTTGACAATGGTGACATCTATGTTTGCACAGATGCAAGTATTGCTTCAGCAGTTTGGATTCTATCATCTGGATTCTCTCAAGTCAATAGTGACTGGAATGCAACTTCTGGAGTAGCAGAGATACTCAACAAGCCAACTATCCCAGATGCACAGATTCAGAGTGATTGGACTCAGACAGACAATACACAAGTTGATTTCATAAAGAACAAGCCAACACTACCATCTACTATTGGTGACATGACCAAAGCAGTCTATGATGCAGACAATGATGGTGTAGTCAATTTTGCACAAGCAGTCAAAACAAAAGTTCGGAATTCAACAGGAGCAGTATTGCACAAAGGACACATAGTATATCTGTCTGGTTCAACTGGGAATCTTCCAAATGCAAGGTATGCTCAAGCAAATAATGATGCAAATTCAGCACAGACATTTGGTGTAGTGTATGCAGATATTGCAAACAATAGTGATGGTTTTGTTGTGATGCTTGGAGCAATAGACACACTTGACACAAGGACAACTGCTCCAAATCCATTCACTTCTGATACTCTTGTTGATGGTCAAGTCATCTACTTGTCACCAACTACTGCTGGTCATGTCACCAATGTGAAACCAGTTGCACCAAATCACTTGGTCTATGTGGGCTATGTGATACGAACATCACCAACCAATGGAACAATTGAATATAGAATCCAGAATGGATATGAACTGGATGAGATTCATGATGTAGTTGCAACTGCTCCAGTCAATAATGACTATCTATACTATGATGGTTCAACATCCTTATATAGGTTGAGACAATTGACTGCTTCAAGAATTACTGACTCCACATCTGTTGGTCAGAACTTGGTGAAGTTGACCAATCCATCAGCAATCTCATTCCCCAGAATCAATGCTGACAATAGTGTGACTGCAAGAACACCATCACAAGTCTTGACAGATTTGGGAATCAGTTCAAACATCATTCTGAATAGGAACTTTGCAGATACTACTCCTATAACTGGTACTACTACAAACACACTTGTCTTTGCAGTATTGATTCCAGCAAACACACTTCAAGCAAACGATTGGATTAACTTAAAAACGTTTGTACGAGCAAGTACTGCTGGGGTGAACGTGAATGTTTATTTAAACACAAGTCCCAGCATACCCGTTAGTTCGATAGTCACAATCGCTCAATTGACTTTGGCTGCAAACATCGGAGGATTATTTGAGCGGAACTTTATGATTACAAGTATAGGGTCAACTGGTTCGATTAAATACTTTGGAGGGTCTGCATTGTCTGCATATACACCAGCAAACAATATTGCATCAAGCGCAACCATCAATACAACTATTGACCAATACATTGTGTTTGCATCACAAAACTCACCGACTGCATCATTTATTACTAACGGCACATTAATAACCCTTACACGATGAAAACAATCCAACCAATAGACATCTGGAAAGATG